TTACACTAAAAAATTTAGCCTAAATTATTTAGGGTATTTTTATATCTATTTTTTGCATCTAAATATTTACTGTTATATTCTCTATGAGCTTTATCATCTGTAAAAGACTTATAAGGCTCTACCTTATGCTCTTTATATAGACTATCTAACGTGCTACCAAATGCTTCTTTAAATAATGGTGATAAAGATTCCATTGTTTTTAACTTAGAAGTTGCATCTATAATCATTAGTCTTAAAAGTAATTTAGTTGGTTTTATTTTTCTTGTTCTTCCATCACAACCACATTTACATATTTCAACCAAGTCATTCTTTATTAGAATTTTTAGCTTGCTTCTTATTGTATTTTCATTAGTCATAAGCGTGTTAGCTAATATAGTCATTGTTACATCTCTATTATGTAAATCTTCTAAATAAATAAACTTCAATAAAAAGTCAGTCATTTTGTCAATTTTTATACCTGTTTGTTCTTCAAACAATAGATGTGCTTTAGCTACTAATACTTCAAACTCAGCCATTTTTCCAACCAGTTCTTCAAAGTTAACCATATTTATATCCCTAGATCCTTAGCTTTTTTAAGTAAATTAGAGACTCCCATTGGAGTCCATGTATCTTTTCCTCTTCTTGTTTTTATGTTTCGTGCCATAAGAGCATTAGCAATACCTTGTAGGGTTACTTTGCCATATCGCTGTATTTCTCTTATAACTGGCATGATCTCTCTACAATATTGATCTGCTTGCTCTACCCTGACTTTACTAGCATTTATAGTAGCTTCATCTAAATTAACTGGATTGCCAGCCTTCCAGCCAGTTTTTATTTTTTTTCGTAATGCTTTTTTAGCTGTCTTGCTATGTAAAGCTATAGTGTCAATACATTGTAAATACATTTGTTGAACATGATAGTTCCAAATACTTACCGCATTATTTAATTCACGAATTGCATAAACAAAAGGATCATTACCCTCTAGCTTCATTAATGCATTGCAAAATGCAAGACTTCTAGGTAGATGTCCTATGTTTGGTATGATTAATTTAGCAGCTCTGCTATTACATTTCTTTACAGCTTTTTCTAGTTCAGGTTTATAGTTTTTACGAACACTGGTTTCAACAAACTTATCTATAATAGTTGCCCTACCATTTAGTGCTTTGTGTAAAAGTGCTTCTCCCCTAGCTACGTCTTTTGTTGATTTTATATATACAACAAGTTTGCCATTTGCACTTATATTACTTCTCATTATTTAACTCCTGCCACCCCTTATAATGGCAATTATATTTAACAAATACATAATATATAGGAATATATATTTATATACAAATATCTAACCTATAAAATTATAAAACCTGATCCTATCTGACCAATCGTTTATCGTAATGCAACCTATTCTCAAAGTTGCCTTTACATGCCCATTTAGCCCTTCTCTTACGAAAAGCTAGATACATAGCTGTTTTTATATGTATTATTCTTAGAACTTTGAAACTTATAAATCCTAGTACAAAAAATAATAAATTTTCCATTATATTACTCCCTGAGCTTTAAGCTCTTGCTCTGCTAATTCTTCAAATGACTTATTACCCATTTGAGCTTCCCAATCCTTAGTAGTAATACCTTGAGACATTTCTACATAATCTTTTGACTTACACCAAATCTTTTCTTTAGCAAACTTATCTGCAAGATTGTTAGGTACTTCTAAGGTAATGTCATAATCATCAACATCTAACATGCTGTAACAATTACCACATTCTATAGTTGCACAACTATCAACTAGATCACCCTGCTTAATTTGATCCATTAATAACATAGCACTGAAAGTATAAGAGCCACCGCATGAGCAGTCCTCAACGTGCTTGTTAAAGAATACTTCAGCAGCATCAATGTTTGACTTGCCAAAAGCATTAATAGTGCCAGTTACTTTGATTTTATTTTCCATTATTTACTCTCCTTTAAATTTATGCAGTCTTGCATGTGTATGATTAATAATTTCTTTAATATCATCTTCAATCCAGTTTTTAAGATGTAACCATTCTTCTTGGTTTTTAATACTGGTTCTTGGATTTTTTAATTTATTTAGATTCTCTTGTAGATCATTGATTATTGAATTTGCTAATTGTTCTGAATACATTATTTCACCCTCAAGAACTTGACACCCTTCTTACGCATCTCTTCAGCAAGACAGGATAAATGCTCATATCTTGCATCATTCCACATAGAGCAAGGTTGATGCATTTGTCGCATCTCTTTCTCTACTTTCCATAACCAAATTTTTGTATGGTCAATTGAATTAAATTCTGATTTATTCATGTTTATAACTCCATATTTATAATTAACATACCCCAATTATACATATTTATATATAAATGTATATATTTTGAGTATGATATTTATAAATTAATTTGAAAGAGGATTTAACACTGGAACTGAGCTTAAAGTGTTGAGAGTTTCTTGAAGTGAATCTAATTCCATAGAATCAGTAATAATCTTTTTATCAAAAGTAAAATAGTTTTGTGAGGTAGTGTTAGGTTTAAACATGATCCTTTTATGTTCGTCATAAAAGAAAACAAAGGCGAGAATATCGCAAGTATATTGTTTATAGGTTTCAGACATTGATCGTGAGTTCTCAGCAGCAAATACAAACTTCTTTTCTTTAGTTGCCCTTCTGCTCTTTACCTGAACTGTATATTTAGCATTACCAAATTCAACCATTAAATCTGCTGGATGTTTCTCTTGCGTTGGATAACAAAAGTCAGCGTATTCAAGTAAGAATGTTTGCGTTAATGATTCGCCTAATGCACCAAGTCTTGAATTAGCTTGATGTTGATCTGATGTTTTTCTTGGCATTTTGACATAAGGCTAGTTGCCTTGAATTGTAAGCTGCTCTATTTGGGGTTTGTACTGCATACTTGCTTCTAAGCAATTCTTCACTTGCTTCTAACCATGCTCCCATCTCCATCAATGCTCTTGTTCTTCTAAAGTTCATAAATCCAGTTATCCCCATTTGAAAGCACATATCTATACAAACTAATCGTGCTTTACTAGGCATAACCTTCCATGCTGGAAATATCTTATCTAAATTTTTTATGACTCTATCTATATCGTTATCAAGCAAATACATAGCTTCTTCTTCGCTAATACCATTTGCTTCTAGGTTTCTACCTATTCCTATGGTTAATTTATCTTCGCTGCATTTATAAGGGTGTACTCTTATACCCTCATGTTTAATGAGCATTTGTTTTGCTTCTTTAAGCATTTTATTTGGTGTGAACACCTTTGACCTTCTCAAATGTCCTGAGTGAGGACATTCCCAAAAGTGATAAAAGAATTGTAGTAAGTTGTGAAAAATCAAACTGTAGATGTTCTAGCTGAAAATCAACACCACTAACAACTGCTATCCAAGTTGCTGTAGGCAATACAATGTAGTGTACGCACAAAGCAATACCGCAAGTATATCCAATGAATGGTCTCCATGATTGTACAAACCAGTTCCCGTTTTTCGCTTCTTCAGCGTTGAGACTAATTTGTGCTTTATCAAGTGATATAAGTTCTTTTTGTAAGTCATGCGACAGTTGTTCCTTCAAGTCTTTATCTTGGACGAATTTATCCAAGACATTATTTGCTACTTCAGCTATTTTTATAATGCTCATAAATTGTTTTTACAGTAACCCTCTTAGGACTAACATAAACATACTAATAAGTATTGTTGTTAATCCAGCTAGTAACCACCCTTTTAGACTATTAACTGAATTTTGTAATTCATCAGTTTTTTTATAGATAGTTTTCCAGCGTTCTTCACACATTTTTTCGTGTACTCGCAAGTCTGAGTGAACGTCATTTGCAGTCTTGCGAGAAGGCATTAGTTTTCCTCTACCACTTTTGCTTCTTCTTCAGCATTAATAGCTCTGTCAAACGATTCAATACAAAGATTCTTGTATTCGTTTGTTATGACATAATCATCATACGCTTCTTGAAGTCTAGCTAATTTTCTACCAGCTACATTTAATTTTGCAGCTATAGCCCTTTGTTCCTCATTTAGATCAGCAGCTCTATACTGCTTATCGTTATAAGTAATAACGACTTGATCCTCAGATTTTTTAGTTTCAGTTTTTTCCATATATAAATACCTTCTTGGGTTTGTTAATTATAAATTAATTATATACTAATTTTCTAATTGTTCTATTCTAGCTGTTAAATTAATTATTAGATCTTGTTCTTCTTGTATAGCTTTCATTAAATTGCTGCAATAATAAATGCTAGAAGTTCAGAATATCTAACTCCTAATCTTGTTCTTTCTTCTCCTGTATCTTCATCAGTCCAAGTATCGCTACACCACATAGCGTAATCACTTGCATCTAATCCTTCAGCAGTAAAAGCATCTTGTAAATCTTGAGCTATGATCCCAAAGTGGATTCTAGCTTCATCACCTTTTTCTTCAACAGCAGACTGCCATCTACACTTTCTTAATAGTTCTTTAGCTGCAACAGCTACTCTAGTTTCTGCATCTGATAGTTCTGCTATGTCTTGTTTTTCGTTTTTGTCTGAAGTTTGAATAGTGCCATTAGTTGCAAATACGTCATCAAATCTTGCACTACTTTTACCCAAATCATGTGAACCATCTCTATTTGTACCTGCTTCATTTTTTACAAAAAAAGCATCATCAGCATCAGAAAATGCTAATTGTGTATTACCTGTTCCAATCTGTAATGTTGAGCTTTGTATATTAAGACTTCCAATAGTTGAGTCATCTAGTCTAAATTGCAATATAGTTCCACTACCATTACGTCTATCAAAGTAACCTGTAACAGCATCATCACTTATAACTTTTAAATATCCATAGTTTGTGCCATCGCCTACTTCTAGACCACCTGCGGAAGTAATACGCATTCTTTCTGTCAGCGATTCATTTTGCATAGTGCTGAAGGACATAAATCCATCTACTGTACTAGCAGTTGTAGTCCAATCTTGTTCTTTACCTACAGTTATTTTACCTGCGTTACCAAAGACTAAACCACCATCTCTTGCTAAACCAAAATTAACAGAAACAGAATCACTAGCTGCATCATTAGTGTTAGAAACTATTAAACCAGTATAATCTCCTGCAACATCACCTCTTGATTCTATATGTGGTGTTGTTTCACCACCCCATGAACTTGTTGTATTTACTAGCAACATACCTGAAGAATCAATACGCATTCTTTCTGAGCCTGATGTAGCAAATTCCAT